CTGCGAGGAGCCAGTCACGGTCACCGCACCGCTCGTTCCCGACGTGTACCCGTTACCGTTCCCGATCTCGGTGATCTCCGAGAGCAGCGTATGGGTCAGGGTCGGCGCCGTATTCGTGAGCGCGATCCTCAACTGGTCGGCCCCGAGGTCGTGGACCTTCTCCGCAAGGTTCTCGACGAAGCAGTAGTACTTGACGAAACTAGCCATCCATCATGTCCGTGCGCCGCACCTCTACAACACCACTGGCATGAGCGTGCATCGGCAGTTGACCGTCTCCCCCGGTGGCCCCGCGGGATCACCAGGGAAGAGAAGATCGCTACCGCCCACCGAGAACGCCTCCCCCACCGGGCGCCGCTGCCCATCAGCGCCACGGTGCGTGTCCCTGACCCGAGAGTCGCGCGCAGACAGCCACTCGTGCTGCTCGACTCCCGTTTGCTGGTATCCCTCGAACGTCCCCGAGTTCGCCGCGGCCATCGCCTCCGTGCGCGCGATCCGCATGGCCCTGGCCGGCCCCATCTGCGCATGGAGCCGGCCTGCCAAGTCCTTCATCGTCTCGCCCTGGTTCAACCCCGCCTCGAGCGTGTCCCTAACATCGGCCAGTAGCTGAAAGAGGGCATCCCCGATCCGCTCGCGGTCACGGTTCACAAGGGCCAGCACGCGCGGCGTCCCCGCATCGAACACGAGCGCCTCCGAGATTTCCCTAACCGCAGCCTCCCCGAAGTTGGCGAGAATCCACTCGTACACCTTCCCGTGCTTGTCGAGAACCGCGCGGAATAGGTCCTCGCGCTCGGGCATGTAGTCCTCGGCCGGCTTTGGGAGCGGGATCACAAGCGGGGTCACGTCCTGCTCGGCGCGCGCGGGGAGGACCGGGGGATCTTTCCTCACGGCCTGCATGACCTCGCGCTCGAGCGTGCGGAGGAACGGGCGCCAAACGCGAAGCATCTTCTGCTCACCCGTCGTGAGCCGCGCATCGAAGCGCCGCCACCTGGCCGTGCGCTCGATCTCAACCGCGTCGGGGGAGCGGACGACATGGAGCGATGATCCGCGAGAATCGCCCTCGTCCTGCTCCCCCGGCCGGTCGTCGTCCCCTCCAGCCTGGTCAGAGGGAACGGCCCCATCCTCGTCTTGATCGGCTATCGGTTCGGGACGGGGAATCGGAACCAGCGTTCCGTCCATGTAGTGCTGGTCACCGTCTGGATACTGGAGATCGCTCGCGCCGTCCTCTTCAAGGATCTGGTTCGGAGTAGCGAGCCCGTAACGAATCCGCTGCCCCTTCCGCTCAAGGATCGCGGTCTCGTCCTCCTGGAGCTCCTTGACCTCGGAGAGATCGAAGTGGAACCAGGAGCCCTCGTCCACGCGCGGTCGGAGCCAGCGATTGATGACCCGCTCGACACGCTTGGCCAGAGGGACCAGCTGCGAAGTCCAATAGATCGTCGTCGCTTCCTGGACTTGCGCGAGGTTCAGCCCCCCGGTGTCCCCGATCAGCGCCTTGGGTACGCCGATCGCTGAACAGATCTCCTCGCGCGCGACCTTGATGAGCTCGGAGAAGCCCATCTCCTTATGCGGGTTGTCGGCTGTCTTAACCTCGCCCTGGAAGTTGTCGAGGACGAGAACCCGGTGCGCGTTCTTGGCGCCGACCCATTGATTCTTGATCTCCCGGCGCAGGCTCTCCCGCTGCCCCTCCTCGAGCTGGTGCGGGATCGTGACGATGAGCCCCGGCTGCGCCCCGTTCTCGAAGAAGGCCACGTTCCAGGTGGACGCCTGGCCCCATGCGTTGATCGGGATCTGCGCTGCCACGAGCGGCGGGAGATGACCTCCGATCGGATGGACGGGGTCGAAGTAGAGGAACGGCATCACCGCCTCGGCTGGCAGTTCCTTGGTCGAGGCGAGCCCGCCGTAGCGGTAGCCCGAGATCACCTCCCGCTGGTTCACGAGCGGGGTCACCTCGTCGGGCTTGAGCGGCCAGAGTTCCTTGACCGTCCCCGCTGCCAAGTTTGGCGACAGGGTGTCCATGAGCACGTAGGCCGCCCCGCAGGTCTCGAGGTAGATCACGATCGCCTCGACCAGCTCCGAGAAGCCCATGAGCGGATTCGGGCGGTCTAGGAGATCGGCCAGGGCCGACCGTTCGAGGGCGGGGTCGTCGGCCTTGGGGCCCGCCGTGATGATGAACGGCAGGGAGGCGATGTCGGAGGCCACGCGGGAGACGGCCGCATAGACGGCAGGCACCTCCGCGTACATGCGCATGGCCCACTTGGCCTTCGCCGCCCCGGTTGCCGAGAACAGGTCGAGCTCCTGCATGGCAACCGCAGGGCGGGCAGCCTTGGGCGCGCCGGCTATGCGGAGGACTGTCGGACGTTTGGGCTTTTCTGGCGCGGGGAGCGGACTGGACACCAATGGTCCTTTCCGCGGATCAGAGGGACGTAAAGCATGCGGTCAAATCGCCTGTCTATGAAAAAGTGAAGCCTGATCGAAACGCCTTCACTTTTTCAGAATGCCAACACCCGCGGCCTCCCCGACTGCCGGATAACCACATTGGCGGCGTAGGCCAAGGCGTCCACCTGGTCATCGTGGCCGCTGGCGTCACCCGTGAAGGCGAGTAGCTCCCGCTCCAGGTCCACGAGCCACGGGGCGCTCTGCGGGAAGTAGACCGTCCCTGCCTGCATCCGCCCCTCAAGCGGTAAGGCGCGCGCGATCTTGTCCTTGTCGGCGGCGATCTCCCGCGCGGGGAGCCCCGCCCTGACCGCCGCCTGGATGAACGCGAGCTGGTAGCCCGCCTTCTCGATCCAGGCCGCCCCGAGGCGCCAGCGGTCCATCATGGTCCGGAGGGCGGGGAGCTGGTCCGGCCCCTGGAGCCGGCGCCGGTCGAGGTCGAGGAGGATCAGGTCGTTCGACGGCGTGCAATGCCAGGCGGCAATGACCGTGTAATCGGCCGACGCCTTGACCGAAGCAGCAAGGTCCACCGTGGCGAATCGGAACCCGGCCTCCTCGCTCACCCGCTCTGGTCCCTCGGGTCGCAGTAGAACAAAACCGCCTGCGACCGGCTGCCAGTAGCGGAACCAGTCGCGACGGAAACGGGCGCCCTCCAGGGTCACGAACTCGGCCAGGTGCTCCTGACGGAAGACGATCGCGGGGAGGGATCGCTTGGCGTCCTCGATCTCAGCAGCCGGGATGATCGGGTTGTCAGCCGTAGGGCGCTGCCAGCGTGCCCAGCCGGGGCGGGACGGCACACCGTTGAACAGCTCCTCGAACCAGTCCCCGCGGGGGCGCTCCAGGGCGTTCGGGGTCGAGATGAAGATGCACCAGCCCTGCTTGTCGGCCAGGGCAGGCCTGAGGACGTGCCATACCTCCTCAGCCATGAACGCGGCCTCGTCGAGCACCAGTCCATCGAGCCCGGCCCCGCGGAGCACGTCAGGCTCGTCCCCCGACTTGACCGTGATCTCACCCCCACCGGGGAGCACGATCCGCCGCTCGACCTCTGATTTCTCGGTCCAGGCGCCGGCCAGGGTTTCCTTGAGCTCGCGCCAGATGTCGGCTGCCACGCCGTGAGTCTTCGTAACCCACCAGATGCGTTTCCCATGAACCGCCCCGCGCCACATGGGGCGGCGGTCCTTCCCGTCGCCTTCGACCACCATGGGCTGCCCGCCAGGCGCGATATGGGGCGACCGTCTGCCGCGTGGACCGTGGCCGTCGATCACAGCGGGGAGCCCGATACCGCGAGTCTTCCCCCATCGCCGGCCGCAAGCCCCGACCTTGAAGCGAGCGGGGTCGAGCAGCATGGGCAGCTGATGGACAAGAGGGCGGGGAAGGTTGATCGAGACGGTGGTACTCAGTCGGCGGGCTCCTTGCCGTTCCCGTTCTCCCTGACCACATGGCCCTCGATGGCCACCGGGCCGGGCAGCCCGCCGTAGTTCACCTGGACGTTGACAACGTTCTGGACGTTGACCGTGGGGCCCGCGGACGCCATGTCCCCGCGGAACTCGGCAATGGTCCGCAGGAATGGAATCACCCCGAGGGCCGCCCGGATGGCTAGCGCCTTCGCTCCCCGGTCGTTCGTGCTGGCACCGTCCTGGGCGATTTTCGTCACTAGTCCTAGCATCTCCCTGGCCTGCGCGATTTCGTCGCCGCAGGGAAGCCCTCCTTCGCGCTGGAGGGCCACCGAGAGGGCAGCTGCCATGCATCCCTTCTTGTGGCGCTCGACCGACTTGTAACTGAGACCTTTTTCCCGGGACGCAATGAGACGGAAAGGAACAAGGGCGCGGATCTCCCGTTCAATGGAAGTCCGCTTGGGATGCCGACATACGTGGCACGTGTTACCCACCGCGAATCCCTCCTAGCAGCTCGGCCACGATTGGCGCGGCGGGCTCTTTCTTCCTGGACGCCTGTTCGCGCTCGGCGTGGTCGGCCCAATAGCTAGCCCGTTTCTCCTCGTAGGTTGCCTCGCAGTAGGCCCACGGGGAGACGGGGCGGTCTTTGGCCTCAAGCCGGCGGCGAAGCTGGTTCAGGGTGGCGGCCATCGGGACGATGCGCCGGCCGATCTTGAGCGAGTGGCCCCACCACTGGCCGGCGTTGAAGCGATCGCCGTTGGCCGAGAGGTCGTAGGTCTCGATCGCCTTGATGTCCCCGCCGGCAGCAAGTGTGGCACGGCGCTCGTCGGGAGAAAGCGGTCCGCTGGGAGGGATTGACTTGATCCCCACCTCTGGCGGCGTCTGCGCCGTGCTCTGAGATATATCCTTCTCCTTCTCCTTCTCCTTAGTAGGACGATCGTTCAACGTTCGTTGTACGTTCGTTGTACGTTCGTTGTACGTTCGTCGCTGACTCCTACTCGTTGCGGCCTTTACACTTGCATTGATTAAGCGAGCCCGTTCATCGTTGCACTTGCGGTTGTCGAGTACGGAATCGACCTCCGTCTGCTCGAAGAAGTGCGCGATGGCAGGCCAAACATCGCGCCTCAATTCGTCTTCTGAGAGCCCCACGAGGCGGGCGATCTTGGACGGGTCGGAGGGGATGCCGCCAGCCACGATGCACTCGTCGATCAGGTCTCGGTAGATGCCGCGCTGTAGTGGTGTCAGAACACGGACGCTCTGGCTGTCCCTCCATGCCCGTACGTCCCAGCGGTAGTAGGGGAACTCAGCCGGCTTCTTGGGCGCTCGAGCCTTGGGGCTCATTCATCCCTCCCGAGCGATTCCATCCATGCCATGTGTTCAGCCTCCGGGAGCACTGGAATCCACCAATCTTCCCCGTTCTCGGGGCATGAAAATCGGATCAGATCTTCCGAGTAGGGTCCATACTCACGGTCCCATCCAAGTCGGCAGAGGTAGAAGAGGAAACCATTGGACACAAATCCAATGATCCGGCTGTTGATCCAGAAGGAGGGCGGGGATTGAGCTTCAAGAGTCAAGGCTTCCTCCCCGGCACGGTGATGACGCCGAAGCCCTCGGGTAGCCCGACCTCAACATGGTCGAGGGAGGAGGCGGTCAGGTGGTAGCGGTGGAGGACGGCCAGGACGGCCTCGGACTTGGACTCAGCGGGTTGCCAGACCTCGGAGACATGGCCGCGCACGCGGGGGCACCGGCAGGGTGCGCCCACGTCCGCGCCGCACCATCCAGTGGCGCGGTGGACTACACGCTCTTCGGTCAGGACGCCGGGAGACTTAAAGTACACCCGGAAGAGAGCGGTCATAGGTCTGTGCCCTCCTTGGGGTTGATAGCGGGGCGGGTTCTCGGGCCGCCCCGCTTAATGACTAGCGCCAGATCCACCAGAAGATGTCGGCGTGCGCGAGGCGCGCTGCCGCTAAGAGCGCGCCGCCCGCGATGACGAGAGCGAGGGCCAGCCTGTTGATGACCCTATCCGCTGGAATCACCTCCTTTCGAGATACCTGCGAGACGCGACCGCACCATGCCTCCGGCACCTAACCTCACGCGACCACACCTGCCGTACCGGACCGGACCCAACGGTCGCCACCTAGCCGGACCTAAACCTGCCGGACCATGCCGCACCGGGCCTAACCGAGCGCGACCGAACCTCACCTGCCTCACCCTACCTAGCCGCGCCAAGACGCACGCAACCGGGCCTTACCTGCCGCACCCAACAGCACCGCACCGCACCTGGCCGCGCCGAACCCGACCGCACCTGCCGCACCTGACCGCGCCGCACCATGCCGAACCCGGACTCACCGGCCGTACCTCGCCATACGCAATCGCACGCGACGAGACCCGGACTCACGCCACCGCACCTGCCAGACCAGACCTGACCACGCCATGCCACGCCGCGCGCCACCGCGCCTGCGCTATGCGGCGGCCGCCTTCCGCCGCCGCTGCTTGGCCGGGCGGGCAGCGAGCCCGACCAGGGACACGAGGTCATCCGCGATGATGTAGCCGTGAAGTGCCAAGAGCCCGCGGTAGCGGGTGCCCCACGCCTCGAGATCCCGCACCGCAAGCTGGCGGATCTCCTCCCCGCTCACCTCCTCCGAGTCCTCGTATCCCTTGGTACCCGTGACCGGATGCGTGGACGTGAACACGGGCACACGCTGGACGAGCCCGGCCTGCTCGACTTCCTTCCAATGGATGCGGATCAGGCGCCATGCTTGCTCGATCCGCCAGTTCTCCGCGGCGGTGGCATCGTTCCAGTCGAAGCGCGAATGGAGCGGATGCTTGGGGCTGCGGGCTGCGTTGACGACATCGCGGGCGAGGAGCCGCCCGCCGTTGGCGTCGCTGATCTTCTTGAGTTCGGAGAGGACGTTGATCTTGCGACCACCTCTACCTGCCGGCCGATCATCCTTCTTGTCTTTCCGCTGGCGTCTTTCTCTGTCCATGTTCTCTCCTTCACTTGCTTGAGTGAAACTCCACAGCGCACACAGTCGAGTTCCATGGTTAGGCACGGCACTCGCATGCAGCAGTGACACTTGGGGCAACTGAGGAGCTTCATCACTCCCCCGTGGCAACGATCTTGAACGTGCCGAAGCCGAGCCCCGCTGACTGGCGGGAATCGGGACGACCATCACCGAGTCCAACCTGCGCGCCGGCCCGCGTCATGAGGTTGAACACGTCATCGGGACCGAGAAGATCGGCGTCGTACTGGACGCGGATCGTTGCGCGCCACTCGCGGAACATGGGGCGCGCGCGGAGGTCCATGACGCCGGTCGCGTTCCGAGCCGGGAGCACCGAGAGTTCGTATTTGCCGACGATCTCGACCAGCGGCACGCCATCGGTGGCGAGGCCATCCGAGAGGACGGTGATCGCCTGCTTGGCGTGCGTCATCTTGTAGCCAGCCGAGCGGCAGGCGGAGACCATAGCGGCGCGCCAGGCGCTTGCCGGGTAGCCGCTCCGCTTGGGGTTGTCGTGGAATGTGTGCCGCGCCGACTCCATGTCCTTGTTGAAGTCACGCGGGTCGCGCGTCCGCTTGGAGCGGGCAGCCTGGCCCTGTTGCATCTTCTCGGCCATCATGATCCGTGCCTTCTCGGGGAAGCGGTTCATGAGCAGCGGGGTAGTGCTTTCCAGCTTGAACGCGATGACCTGCTGGCGAAGGGGCGGGATCTTGAAGTCCCGCGACTTCTGCGGCTCCTCCTGTGGATTCTCAGCGACTGCTAGTGCGACGTTCTTGCGAGCCATTGTTCCTCCTTTATGGCTTGCCTTCCCATCCGATAACGGCCAGGGCCTCGTCGAGCGTGGACACGATCGAATATTGCCCCGGCCAGGTAGTGCGCAGGTGTTCCTGCGACGGCTTGAGCTTGGCCTTGTGGTCTCGCTTGACTTCCAGCAGAAAGTTGCGGTTCCGCCATCCCGCCACAACGTCACATTCACCGTTCCAAACGATCACCCCGATACCGAGGGCGCGGAGGCCCGCAACAATCTGCGCCTGGTTCGCGTCGGCCTTCCGCGCGCGCCGGGGCTGGACTACCACCGATTCCTCCGTTGTCTCTGCCGGCGACGCTGCGCCCGACGTGTTCGGTTGCGGAAATACTCGCGGTGATACCGGCTTAGAATGATCGGCATCCCGGTGATGAATCCTATCTCCCCCGAAAATAGAGTGGCGCGCCGGGGAGCGGTGGTCATGGCCTTCTCCGCTTGTTGTACTCCACGGCCGCCTTTTCTGCCTCGTCCCATGAGTCGAATACGAACCATTCGTAAGTTGGCGGCACCTTCGCATAACGCGCGAACTCTTACTGCACGAGAATCCCGCCAGTCGAAGTTCTCCGCGCGTAGATTCCAGTGACCGTCGCGCCAGGTCTGCCGAGAGG